ACTTATGAAAAACACTAGCCTTTTTGTTTCTTTTTGGGCAATGCCAAAAAGAAAACCCTCGGTAGAGCCGCCGGAGGCAGATGGGTCAAGCGTCACGCTTGCTCTAGGGGTTATAGGGGGCACAGAGTGGTGCCCCCTAATCGCCTGTTATTGTAGAATATGCAAAGTCGGGTCACTTTTCCCGACTTCTCCTACCCCTTGTTCATTTATAGCAAAAGTGACACAACTGTATTTTGTTGTTGTGGTAGTTTACGCACTTTTGTGCTTATATGCTATCTAAAGTTTACATTTCACGTGAAATATTGTGAAAGTAATACAAAATTCGTTATCATAATACCGGTTATAAATAAATAGTGTTTATCTTTGCGCTCGTTATCAGTTACTTAATGTTTCTGATGTTTATGTTTAATGTAAAAATAAAATTTTTGGCTTATGAAAAGAAATGTTTTTGATTCTGCTGTTACAGCTATTCTTGTTGAGTGTTATCATGATAGATTTTATCGTACTATTTATGGTTCAGAAAAATAGAGTTCTTTTCCGTCAGTATCTTCGATGTGTGATTGTTTACACGGATATTCAGTCTGTACGTGTTTTACATTATGCGGTTTCTACTGATTATGTGGAAGACTTTACCCAGATGATTAAAGATACATTTGTTCATCCAGATATTTCCTTTTCGGATATTTTCTACTCTCCTGATTCGCGTCAGTTTTTTCAACTTATATAGATATGAATAAAGAAGTATTAAAGTTTATCATTAAGGTTTTGATTTATGCCTTGGGTTTGATTGGTTCTGCTCTTGGTATTTCTGTCTTATCATCGTGTACGTCTGGTCGTGCTGTTGAGTGCCACGGTAAGACTACTATCCTTATTCAGGATTCCACGACCATTGAGCACTCTAGTGATTATTTCAGAAATTTTAAATATCGGTATTAATGGCAAACTTATTACCTTTTATTAAGTGTACGTCTCCTATTGCTATCCATAGAGGTTCTTCTATTTTCCTCTATCCTTGTCGCAAGTGTGAGTGTTGTCAGGTCTCACGTCAAAAGTCTCTTTCTACCATGTTGGCTTTGGAAGAATCTCATGCTAAGTATTGTTATTTTATTAACCCTACTTACAACGATGAAAATATTCCAGCTGTTCGTGTTCCTGATGATGCTGATTTCGGCAGTATTGCCGAGTTTGAGATTATTACACCTAGATTAAAGAGTGATAAGTATTTTGAGCCTTATATTGTTGATTATGATGTTGTTTTAGAAAAGTCTATAGGTCAGCTTTGTGCGCAACGTGATGAGTATTCTCGTCTTTACTCTCGTACACATAAGTTTGTTCCTCATGATGTTATCTATCTTCTGCATTATCCAGATATTCAAAGGTTTATTAAAAGGTTTCGTATTTATGCAAAAAGAAAATTTAAAGCTTCGTGTCGCTACTATGTCATTGGAGAGTACGGTTCTAACTCACTCCGTCCGCATTGGCATTTGTTATTATTCTTCGATTCCGATGAGTTGGCACAAGATTTGGAACGCTGCTACCATCCCTCGGACAAAGAACTCAGGGAAGATCCTGATCTCAGATTCTACAATGATCACGACTGTGCAGAGTGTTTACGTACGCTTTGGAAGTTCGGTTTTGCGACTAGTGAACGTACAAACAAATCCGCTTATTACTATGTTTCGGGTTATGTTACGAGCTCTTCTCGCTTTCCCCTCTGCTTGTCGGCTCTATCAAGACCCCACTCGCTGCACTCTCGTTTCTTTGGTCAGACTTTGGCAGAAGAAGAGATACAACAAGCAATTGTCACTCAGGACTTCGAATATTTCCGATTACATTATCGTCACTCTAGCAAAGGCTATCAGATTCCTTATGCCCTATGGCGGTCGTATTACTCTCGATTCTTCCCCGTCTTCACTGGACTTGTTAATATGTCTATTGAAAAAATATTTCACCTATTTGAGTATTGGGAAGAAATTGGAAAACTCTCAGGTTATTATAGAGTAAGTAATCAGGTTCAATGGTTGAAGAATTGGTATTATTATTATTATTCTCGACCCCTTGACACTATACCCTCTGATATTGCAGATGTTTTATTAAATCTGCAAAGTACGTTTGATTTGTCTGAGCATTGTCTTCATCCAGAAGACTTTTCTGCATTACATAATGTTTTGTATGCTAGTAAGAGGTTCTGTTGGCTCTGTTCATGGCTTAATTTGTCCCATAAACAATATTTTGAAATATGGTCTAATTTTTATAAGTACATTAATCTCTCCTTATATAGGGAGCATTATTCAGCATTGGAAAATGATTCTAAATATTTCCGTGGTTGGTTTGACAGACGTTTTTTCACCTCTACGGCTGTTTTAGAGTTTCCTTTAGTTGATTCTGAGTTTACAAATTTTGTTTCATTTTCTGTCTCTACTCATGATTCTCTCATTAAGCATCGTGAAATAGGTGATAGATATAAACACATTTATCAATAATTTATGGCAAATAGAAGTAATATTATGGGTTTACATGGTCTTAAAAATAAGACCTCCCGCAATTCTTTCGACCTCTCACATCGTAACCTCTTTACTGCAAAAGTTGGAGAGTTACTGCCTTGTTTTGTACAAGAGGTTAATCCAGGTGATTCTATTAAGTTAGATTCATCTTATTTTACTCGTACTGCACCATTGCAGACTGCAGCTTTTACGCGTCTGCGTGAAAATGTACAGTATTTTTTTGTTCCTTATCAGTGCCTTTGGAAGTATTTTGAGGGTCAAGTAAACAATATGACAAAAAATGCAAATGGTGGTGATATTTCAATGGTTGCAAATAGTCCTTTTGCTAATGCTAAGGTTAGCACTGAAATGCCATTTATCTCTTATACAGCTTTGCATTCTTATGTCAATAAATTAATCAACTTTGTTGATTCAACTTCTAACCCTACAGAAAAAAGTAATTCTATCCTCTTTAATAATGGTTGTTGGCGTCATGCTGAAACATCCAAGCTATTGCAGATGTTAGGTTATGGTAATTTTGAACAGCAGTTTCATAATTTTAGTGGTTTACATCCTTTTAAATTAAAAAATGTTGAGAATTCTCCTGCTTTGTCTGTATTTCGTCTTCTTGCTTACCAAAAAATTTGCAATGATTTCTATACATATCGTCAATGGCAGCCTTATAATGCATCTTTGAGTAATATTGATTATATTACTCCTGATTCTTCGGCATCTATGGATTTGAGTTCACAGTTTGCTTCTATCACTCAAGCTAATTTATCTAAGACAAATATGCTAGATATGCGTTTTAGTAATTTGCCTTTGGATTATTTCAATGGTGTACTTCCTACTCCTCAGTATGGTGATGAGAGTGTTATTACTCTTAAGAATTATTCACCAATCCAAACTGGTTCTGATGATAATCGTTGGACAAAGAAAGGCGGTGGTGATTTAGACCGCTCTGTATCTATCAGCACTTCTGATACTTCTAATCGTTTAATGGAAACTCCAGTACATTCCAGCGGTGCAGGAATTGAGCATTATCATATTATCAGCCCTACTAAATTTTCCTCTAGTTTGTCTGTTTTGGCATTGCGTCAAGCTACTGCTTTACAGAAGTATAAGGAAATTCAGTTGGCGAATGATCCTGATTTTGAATCTCAGGTAGAAGCTCATTTTGGTATTAAGCCAACTCACGATATGCATAAGTCTCGTTTTATTGGCGGTTCTTCCTCTATGATTGATATTAATCCTGTAGTTAACCAAAACCTTGGTTCTGCTGAAAATCAGGCTAACGATGCTGTTACTAAGGCCGCTCCTACCGGTCAAGGTTCTTCTAGCATTAAGTTTACTGCTGATACTTTTGGTGTTGTTATCGGCATCTACAGATGTACTCCCGTACTTGACTATTCTCATGTTGGTATAGACCGTACTCTTTTGAGAACTGATGCATCTGATTTTGTAATACCAGAATTAGATTCAATAGGCATGCAGCAGACTTTCCAATGTGAATTATATGCACCTACTTCTCATGATGATTCTGCGGTTGTTGATATGCGTAAGTATGATATGTCTCGTACCTTTGGTTATGCTCCTCGTTATTCTGAGTATAAAGTTTCATTTGACCGCTTTAACGGTGCTTTTTGTAATTCTTTGAAATCTTGGGTCACTGGCTTTAATTCCCATATTTTAGATTCTGATATTTGGTCGGACTATGGATATTTCAAAGTTTCTGCACCTCAACTCTTTGTCTGTCGTCCTGACATTGTAAAGGATATATTCCTTATTCAAGAATATCATGACTCTAACGATGATAATCTTTATGTTGGTATGGTTAATATGTGCTATGCAACTCGTAACCTTTCACGTTATGGCTTGCCATATTCTAATTAATATTTAAGTATTATGTTTGATAATGAATTTTTAATGTATATTCCTCCCATTGGTGAGGACTTGCAGCATACTAAAGTTTCAGATGATTGCACTAAATTACATTCTGATATTTATTTGTTGCACCATATTGGAGAATTGAATATCTCTAACAACCTTGTAGATGCTATAACTTCACGCTTGCAGTCTGTTTCAGATTCTATGCCTGATGATTTGCGTCAGAGTTTTGATAAACTTGATGATTTTGAAAAAATGGAGGTTACTGATTCTCGTTACGCTCAATGGGTCTCTGATAAGGTTTCACGTACTAAGCAGTTTATGAAAGATTTCGATTCTGCTGTTTCCAATTTGAAAGATAATGAGGAAACTAAGAAACTTAAAGCTGCTCAGAAGAATCTCCGTGATTTCATTCTTCGTCTTGGTTCTTCCGAGGAATCCGACAATTCATAAGGTTTAACCCTAGCCCTAACATGTCGGTGTTAGGGCTTTTTTATTTTTTTTTATATGGCTAAAAAATTTGATGCATTATCTCTTATTAGTCCTAGCATTGGTGCCATAGGTTCTATTGTTGGTGGTTTTCTTGGCAAGAAAGGTTCCGATAACGCTGCTAAAATTCAGTATCGTATTGCTCAGGAAACGAACGCAAATAATTATCGTATTGCCCAAGAAAATAATGCTTTTAATGAGCGTATGTTTGATAAACAGAATGAATGGAATTCTGCTAAGAATCAGCGTGCACGTTTGGAAGAAGCTGGTTTAAATCCTTATCTTATGTTAGACGGTGGTTCTGCCGGTACTGCTACTTCTGCGCCTACTGCTGATACCTCATCTGTTCAGTCTATCCCAGAAGTAGGTAGTACTATTGCATCAGGTGCTCAGCAGCTAGGAAGTTCTATTTCTTCTGCCGCTTCTCAGATTTCTCAACAAGTTTACAATTCTTCATTGCAGCAAGCTAATGTCCGTAAAGCTAATGCAGATGCTTCTTCTAGTGAACAAGAAGCCTTATTAAAAGGTATTGAATCTCAGTTTGCAGCACAGCGCTTTTTGCTTGACCTTAAATTAAAGGAAATGCAAGGTAAGGTATCTGAGCAAGACTATTATTTTTTACGTGATAGTATGAAAGATAGGCTTGATGCTGTTAAATTCCAAAATACCCTTACAGGTTCTCAGTCATCTTATTACAACCAGATGGCTGGTCTTGTTGATGTTCAACGTCAGATTGAGCAAACTAATCTTGATTGGCTCCCTAGAGAAAAACAAGCTGGCTTAGCTGCTACCTTACAGAATGTTCGAACTATGGTTTCTCAAATGGGTCTAAATTACGCTATGTCTAAAAATGCTTATGCCATGGCTGCACTTAATTATGCCCAAGAAAATGGTGTTCGCATTGATAATCGTTTGAAAAATGATACCTATGATTTAGCAGTTAAGATGGCACGTAATCAGGTCAATACGGAGTATTGGAATCAGAAAAACGCTAATCTTAATTACTTCATTGGTAATCAGTCTTATAATGATTCACATCGTGGTCTTAATCCGTTTTGGCGTTGGACTGGAGCTTCTCCTGGCATTGTTGGTGGTGCAGTTGGTTATACTCTTGGTAAAGGTAAAGGCAAACTTAATGCACCTAAAAAAGTTAAAGGTTTCAGACAATAACTCTTTTTTATCTTTATAATTTATGCGTGTGTGCGATTTAACGTACGCGCGCATTTATTTTTATTACTTTTCTACTTTAATAAATCTCTTGTATTATTTCCTGATAAGATTCTATAAATAAAAGTACAACAATGCTCACGTGTTGCATATTTCTTTAAATTTGTTCCATCAGTGTAACCTTGTTCATAAGCATAACTACAAGCATTTTGAATAGTTATATTTTTATTCATTCTTTTTCTTAACAAAATTGTAATTGCTTGTTCTCTTGTTATATAAGCAGTAGGATTTGATCCATCTGTGATTCCTAATGAAATAGCTTTATTCCATGAATTTACTGCCCATAATGCAGGTTTATCTTTTTCATTTTTAGGCTTTTTCTTTTCAAATCCAAAGTATTTATAAAAATCTATTTTATGTTTTGTTAGACTATAATAAGTTCCATTTTCTTTTTTAGTTTCATCTCCATACCAAGTTCTTGTAGGTGACATATCTAAATGAACATGATTATTTCTCATATATCCTATACCTTTAAAACCAAGATCTTGAGCAATACAACAAACTTTTTTAGCTGGAATTATTCCATTTGATACTGTACAACAAATATCAACAGCATATCCTAACAAATGCGTTGAATTTTTTGCTCCTCCTACTTTTGCATTATGTTCTTTGCATCTATATCCATTAATTATTTCTATTTTGCAACCAAGAGCATCTCTTAATTCTTCCAGCTTCTTTACTAATTCTTCTGAAATTAAAACTTCATTTGAGAATAATTTATTATAAGTATTTGAATAACTTTTAAATTCTTTTACTTTAAAATGTTCACTTACTTTTTCTTCCCCTTGTTTAATAAGATTATATTTTTTTACCATATTAATACTCCTTTCATTGATTTGTATCCATCCAAATACCTTCGTCCCATCCTCTGAATATATCTGATTCTATATCAAAAGCAAAAATAGGATCAGATGAGAATGAATAAAAATATTGTACTCCACATGGACGAGGTATAAGCTTGTCAGCAAATAGAAGTAAGATTTGATTATTAGATATTGAATCAGTTTTTATTAAAATTGTACAGGTCATATCTCTATTATCTATAAATCTTAATCTAACATCAGGGAATAAGTCATGCCAAATTTTAAAAAGACTTTCATAAGTTCCATCCCATTTATTTTGAGCTATTTTAGCTTTTATTAAAATTCTATAATCTTCATCATCTAATTTATTTCCACCACCATTTAACTCAAAATCTACATATCTTGTTGCTCCTACATAACTACCTATTATATCCAATTGATCTCCTTCAGCAAAATTTATATCAAAAATATTTTCCATCTGGCTTAGCAAATAAGATATATCAAATAATGGTGTAGTAACTTTTTCTATTAAATTCATAAAATTTGATCTTAATCTATGTTCAGAAGTAATTAAATCATAATATTCTTCTTTTACTAACATATCCATAATATACCACCTATGAAATATTTAATGTAATTAAGCTTTTATCGGTCTTTATTAATTCAAATTTAGTAGCTTCTACTTTTTGTCCTCCATCTACTAAAACTGAATTTATAAAAAATTCTGGATTAGATATATCAGTAATTGTAGATAAAATTGGAAAATATAAATTTGAAGCATATAAAGGCTGACCTATATCCAAATTATTTATTTCATTTACTATATTTTCTTTTATGCTATCTTCTATAATTGCAACATAAGAATCTAATCTTGTTGCATTTACAACTATTCTTACATTTTTGTATGTTGGTCTAGAAAATTCTATATCTAATTCTTCTCCGAATTCTGAAGTTACAGTAACAGTAGTTGTTCCATAAGTATTTGTTCCAGGAGTCTTCTTTAAGAAAATTGCATTTGCAATTTTATTTTCATCTCCTCCTTCTACTACAAATGCAATAGAATGTGGTGGAATATTTAAACTATCATAATCTGAAGTTTTATTCTCATAAGCTTTAATTTTCAAAATATCATCAAGTGCTTGTATTTCTGCTACAATTCCTTCTAATATAGAGGAACTTGATTTTGAAACTGAATAATTTAATCTTGCTCTTAAATGGCTATCTGTTTCTACTTCTGTTCCTGCAGAAGCAGCATATTCATTAGTTGCACTTATCCAACCTGAAGTAGGTGTCTTGATTTTATTTATTGTGCCTATAGGAGCTTGAATAGCTCCTTCTTCTGAGCAAGTTGCTAATATTTCAATTTCACCTGATTCAGGAATTTCAAACTCTTTCTCTAATTGCCAAATATAATCATTTTCATCTTGGACTGAACCATAACTTACATATGTTCCAGGCTCTCCTTTGCATTTTATTAAAGCTGTGCTTGAACTTCCTGCTGTTCTAGATATTCCACAATATGCAGCTACTCTATCTAAACTTACCCCAATAGCTGTTGTAGGATTATGAGAATTATAATCAAGTAATAAACATTGACATACATCATAAGTTAATAATGAGAATAAACTTAAAAACTGATAATCTTGTGAATCCTCCTCTAAATAAATATCATTTCCATATATCTTCTTTGTTTGCTCTACCATATATTCTATTATATCATTATAAGTTGGAATAACAATGCCAGAGGATTCAATAGAAGGTGCTTTATATGCCATCTTATTCTTCTCCTATTCTAAAGGTTTATTTATTTTTAAATCTTCAATTTCTCCATAAGATGTAGAAATATTACAAATCATTGTATAAGTTCTTGTTCTCATATCAAACTCGCTTTCAAAACTTGTTATTGTTTCTACATCTTTTGTATTCATTATCCTATCTTTTATTATAAGATCTATAGCATCTTTTCTTTCATCAGTCATAGATCTACCTAACATTTTTTGAAATAATGGTGTTCCTATTTCAACATCTTCCCACCATTCTCCTTGTAATAATTTTATATTTGTTTGTATTGCTTGAGCGACAGCTTCTACATCTTTATAAAATCCATAACTATTATTTCCTAAGATATAATCACCATCACTATCCATCTTTCTGTATATGAGACTCATATTTGCCCTCTCATAATTTATAATTATAAAGTAATGTATTTATATTAAAATAATATTTTATATCATCAGAAGTCAATCTGGAGCCTCTGAGATATATTTAAAGTTTATTCAATTATAGGACCTGAAGTTGTATATGTCTTAGCATTTTCTCCTTCACCTATTGTTACTGTATGATAATGATTTGTCATCGTTAATGGCTTTCCATTAAAGATGATTTTTCCACTTATTAATTCTAGATTATTATCTTCTAAAATTACTTTTGTCTCTCCTTTTTCTATCACTATTCTTTAAACTATTCCATCTGATACTTCTCTTAAATCAGGTCGAGGCTCTTTCCAATTAGAGATCTTCGTTATTTCATTTTTTCTAATTTGAGACATTTGACAAGGTAAACAAAAACAATCAGAAAGATCATGTCTTCTTTGTTCAAATTGGCTTTGTATTCCTCCTGATTGCCACCAAGTATCTATGCAAGTATCTGAGAAAAACAATAAACATTCATCATCAATATTTAGTGGAAGCTTAATAGCAGATCTATTGTTTATTCCACCTGTACTTAAATATACAATCGGAACATCTTGTATTTCTGGCAATTGCATTTCTTGTTCTTCTTGTGTTCCTAAAACTATTCTTTCAGTAATTACAGGTTGAACTGTAACTGTCATATTATCATAGTTTATTTTCTTTATTATTGCCGGGCAACAACATCTAATTTCAAATTTTATTTGTTTCTTTAATGATTCACTTTGATCATTATCTGAAATACTATTTAATCCAAACATTGAATTATTTGTAGTATTTCCAAGTGTATCTGTCTTTGCCATTTTATTACCTATAAATTAATTATTCCTAACTTTGAGCAACGAGAAATTTTTCCTTTAAATCCTAAATAACTACAATCACCTGTTTTAATTACTTTTGGATTTTTCTTTTTGAATGTTTTTCTATCAACAATAAATTCTATTTCAGATCCATCATGTAAATGATATTTATGTAAAGCATCGGTTTCAGAATCAGCTTTTGTATCTCCTATAATTGCATAAAATTCTTTTCCTGAAGTCAATGTAATTTTTAATTTTTGTCCAGTATATCCATAATAAGAACCCATGGCAATTACATAATATGATATTAATGATTCTCTAAATCTTCTTAATCCATTTCCATCAGTTGTACATCTCTTTTGTAATTTATATTGTTTACTTGATTTTGATGTTAATGATTGATAATACATAAATGATTTAAAAGATTTTGCTCCACTTGTTCCATATGAAACTGAACCACTTGTATCATCATAATCTGAACTATATGTAGATCCATTAGAAAGACCAGCACCAGTTTGACCTATAATATCAGCAACTAAAGCTGGTATAGCTCCTGCTTGAGATACTCCTGTACAATTTATATACCAATTTGATCCTCGTGTATCTCCAGAAAATTCAATCTTAATAATTCTATATAAATTTTCTGAATCCAAAGTATAAGCTATACTATTTCCATCTGAATATCTTTGTTCTATTATTTGCTCATTTGAAATATGAACTAATGAATTTAATTTAATTCTTGGATTTAATAAACATTGAAAGGTTATTCCTTCCGAAGTTTGTTGAGGACTTCCTATCAAACCTGATGAACTATCTAAACTTAAAATTGAATTTTTTGGCAGATCTGTTACTGATGTTAATTTTACTTTTCCATTATCTATATAAAAATTAGCATTTTCAGATGATGCCATTTGAGATAAGTAATCTTTTGCTTTTCCAAATATTACCTTTCCTCTTATATATTTTGATTTAGTAAAAGCTGTGCTTATATCATCAATTTGAGCTGCATTTGTAGCAGTATTACAAATAACTTTTGCAGCATCTCTTTTACTTGCTCCTTTTGCAATAGAATAAGATGTAAATCCACTATTTAAAAATCTATCTCCATCCATACAAATTAGATCTAAATATTCATCAGTTCCATTCTCTACTCCTCTTATTCCTTGTATAACATCTCCATCATAAATAAGTCCATATAAGCCTTCATATCCTGCTTCTATTGTAACTCTATTACAATTCATTATTAAATCATTTTCTGTTGCAATATTCAAATTATATATTCTAACCATTCCTGATGTATTATCCATAGTTAATGATTTAGAAATATCAAAAGTTACATGCAGATCAGAAACATCATACCCTTTATTAGTTTCATTAAATACCATAATTCTATATTTTCTACCAAATAACATATTTCCTGTCTTTGATAATGAATTCTTTTTTATTATGACTTTTTCATAAGTATAATCAAATCCATCAGAAAATGGTGAATTATAAACTATAGGAGAATATCCATTCTGACCTTCTTCATTTGTTGAAAATCCTACAGAACTTTTATCAAGATATGGCTGAGGATCAACAACATATGCTTTATTATGTCGTACTGAATTAAATTGACTATATCTAACATTTCTTAATTCAAAATGCAAATGTGTTCCAGTAGAACGACCAGTTGATCCCATTCTTCCTATTTGCTGTCCGGGATTAACAAATTCTCCTTCAGAAACCAATTGTGCACTTAAATGTCCATATAAAGAACAAAATCCATATCTTTGATGCTCTATAACAATATATGCTCCATATCCTCCAGCATCATAAATTACTCTCTTAACTACACCACCTTGAGCTGCATATATTGGATCTCCATCAACTCTTCTTTGCCTTGGTGCTAAATCTATTCCATAATGAAAACCTTTTTTTCCATTTAAAGTTCTTCCTCCATAACGAGAGGTAATTGTACTATGACTATAATTTGAAGTTGGTTTACAAGATAATACGATAGCCATTATAAATCACTCACTTTCGTATCACCCCAATAAATCGAAAAGCTTTCACCTAAATTTCTAGAGTTAGGATAATCACTTTTTTCACTTTTTTCTTTTAAAACTAAAATACTACCTAAATTTCTATATCCATACTGTTTCAATAAATTACCTGCCTCAAGTAAACCTCCTCCTGTTATAAGAGGTATATTAGATAATAAAATATTCTGATATTGATCTTTTAAATCTAAGACCCAATAATTACAAACTTCTTTAAAACTTAAATTTATAAAGAAAGTTTGCTGTTTATCATCAATTTTTATTTCTACTTTCGCAGATTGATTTGGCAAAGAGGTAACCGGAATTTTATTTATGTTCATTTATAATCACCTCATTATGTTGCATATCCATATTGCTGCCCAAATAATGTATATAAAATACTTTGATCTTGAATAGCAGATGACAAAATTGTACCTGAATTAGAATTAGCTGTTGTTTGTTCTCTAGTACTTACTTTTACAACTTTTTCTGAGGCTACCATCAACTCTCTCATCTTCACAGTGCATTCCAAACCTGTATAATTCATATAATCATCATTTACTGAAAGTTGAGTTATCATCATATTTTGATATGTCTCTAATCTTGTATGAATTTGAAATGCCAACCTTTGTTGTTGTAATTGTCTTAATATTTTGTAAGCAGCAGTAGATCTTGTATAACTTATTCCTATAAAATCAGATTCAATCATACCCTGCATAGCATCAGACATTTTTATTGTCATTGTTACCTCAACTGGCTCAAGATAAGCATGATCTGAAATGCTCACTCCTTTTTGAACTTGATGAGTTGTAACTTGTGTATTTACAGAATGAGATACATCAATAAAGCCATCAAAGAAATATCCAGCTATATTTGTTTTTATTAAAGCTAATTCTGCTCTACTTATATTCCTACCTGTATACGGTAATTCTTTTGGTAATCCTAGCATTTTTATCACCTATTTAGCAACAGATTGACGCTTTAAATTTCTAAGACGTACTTCATATGCTAACCTTTCCGTTCTATCCATTACATCTTTGTTAGGATTATTCATTGTAATATATAAATTTTCATATGTATTATTCGTTCTTTCTTTTACATATTTATCTCCTACATTTTTTCCTAAATGTAAGCCTGAATATAAAAATTTCATATAAGGTTTAGAAAAAATATTTGAATCTAAAATATGCTTTGCTGATTTTACTTTCTTTTTACTTTTATCTGTTAGAGTAGAATTATCTATTGCATCATCAACATCATCAGATCCTTCATCTTGAGCTTTATCTAAGTATCCTACCATTTTTTCTATCATGCTTAAAATACCCTTTACTGCATTATATATCCAAGTAAATAAAGTTTCAAGCCCCTTCATTATTGTTTCTATCCAAGTCTTAACTGTTTTCGCTTTTGATTCAATTGTGGCCCATTTATCTCCAAATAAAGATTTGCCACCTCTTTTCCAAGTCATATAATCATCTATTAAAAGAACAATTGCTGATAATGCTGCTAAAACTACTCCTAAGACCGGATTCATAGCAAATATGATAGCTGCTATTGTTGCAATGAATACTTTAAAAACCATAGGGAATTGTTTCATGAAGTTATAAGTTCCCTTAACTATTCTAACACCAAATGCAATAACATTTGAAATAGCTTTTGCAACTCTATAAATCCAATAGAAAATATTTGCAATAAAATCCGTTATCTTTGGCATATTTTTTATTAAATAGTTTGTAACATTTTGCAAAGAAAGATGAATTTTATCTAAATCAACTCCCATTTTAGATAAGAACTTAGAAACAATTGTTCTTACCATTCCTTGCCCAATTATTTTCCATTTATTAAACTCTAAAGTTATACTTCTTACTTTTTGAAGTTGTTCATCAATATTTGCAGGAGTTTGAGCTTGCATTTCTTGAGAAAGTTGAACCAATTCTCTAAATTGAGAAGTTAACTCTGGATTCATTGCTATTTCAGATAAATCATTCATTGAGTATCCTAATGATTCAGCTGCTTGCGACATTGTTCTATAAGATTCTGTTGTCATCCACATAGATTTTGCAAGAGTCTGAGTTTTCATATCTGCATCTGCAACCGAATCAACTAATTTAGAAACTCCAACTGCTGCTGTTACAGTAAAAGAAAATATTTTTCCTGCAGCTCCTCCTAAACTACCTGAAAATTTAGATACCATAGAAGAAACTTTATTTGTTCCATTGTTAACTGCATCTAAAGCAGAAGATAATGAATTATTATCAAGATTAAATCCGATTGAAACTAAATATTGTTTCATAATTTCTTTTATAGCCATAATAGTCCTCTTATCTATAATTTTTATTAAATTCAGCTTCCGCTTTAGATTTTTCAATTTCATATTCAATAAGATAAGATGTATTCATTGAATCAACACAAATAGCTTCATATATATCTAATAAATCAGTTATTGTATATGTTCCATCCCATAATTCATGTTGCTTCCAATATTTTTTCAAAACTGGTGCATACAACATCATGTCTACATTATATGAAATTACATACTTTGCTGAGCTGAATTCGTCATCTCCGAAATTTTGCTCGTTAACTTTTCCTCCATTCCATCTAACTTCTGGAGCAGTTCTATAAAAAAATCCTTATAATTTACCTCTACTACTTTTAAGAGTAAGAAAGCATTTATTAACATATTATTATCTAAATCTTGCACTTGATAATTGCCAGCAGAATCTATGATTTTAACTTCTCCTGATTTTAAAACTTCAGAAACATTAGATAATAATTTTAATTCCAATTCTACAAATTCATCATCTGACATTTCAGATTTACCTATATTTTTTATGCCTCCAAACATTTTGCTTATCTTATCATCTGCATCTAAGAAAGATAACAAGTTAATAGGTAAAGCTTTTGTAATTAATGTTTTTAAAGTTGCAATTCCTTGTAATGGATTCATTTTATAAATTATAAAAATTCTTCCATCATATTCTACTTCTTGCATTGTTGATCTATTCATTTTACTACCTCTATAATCTTTATTTTTTAATTTATAAATTAATTATAACATATCAAAAGTTATGATGTAAATATAAATAGATTAATTTCCTTAATTTTCTTATGATTATGCTAGAGTTTGTATTTATTTTTTATATTCATGCTTACTTCTTCTTTATCTATTAGATAAAAGTTACCTTTTATAATTTTATAATTATTATTAGTTATTCTAATACCAGTATCATTAGGAAGTGCATATATTTTTATGGTATTAGATACTGGATATAATTCATTATTTAATAATTCTAAATTATTTATATCAAAATGTGGTTCTATTGTATATGGTATTCTACCTATTCCTTTATATAGTATTGTTTTGTGAACACCATCATCTAAGTCTTTTGAGCAAAGAGAATCTATTCCTAGATTAATAGCTCCTGCACTGATACCGATAACTATACCTTTGGATGTTTTTATTGTTTCTTTTAAGTTATATTTTTCTAAGAATGTATTTTGTTTTTAAGTTATCTTGGTTTTGACTTACCATGTATTGATAAGCGGTTAACTCTGGAAAACTAGCAGTTATGGCTTCTTTACTATAATATTTCTGCCATGGTTTATCAATTGTGGCATATCCTGTTATTTTATTTTCTTTGTCTAATTTATTGTTTTTATTCATTTCACTATAAATATCAATATTCTTTATCATTTGGTGTTCTCCCTCAAATAATTGATATACGTATTATATTATTCTATTTCTGATTAGTAAATCATTTTAAGAATTCTTTATATTATTAATTAATTTAATTACTTCATCATAAGCTTCATCAAGTAATTCTA